CGTCGTCTTGTTCGCTGCGCATCGCCTCGGCCAGGTGAACCCGGTGGGGACCGGTAAGCTTGCGCGCCGGCTGTCAGCGGTCGAGCTCAAGGTGGCGTCGCTCGACGGCAAGCTCGATCGTCAGGACGAAGCCCTCACCACGCTCGCCGGTAGCGCGGCCGAGACGGCGCGGGGGGTGGAGGCAATGCGGATCGAGCTCGCCAGTGACCGCGGGCTGACCGAGCGGACCTGGTCGGCCGTGGATCGACTGCAGCACTTCTTCATCGAAGACGCCTTCAAGCGGCGGGGCGAGCCATGAGCACCGACCTCGACTTCTGGACGTACACGATGGGCCACGCCCGCCTGGCGGTGCTGCGCGCCCTCTTCGAGTCGATCGAGCATACGGCGAACGACAGCATGCTCTCCGACGTGATGGAGCGGCTCGGCCTCCCCATCACGCGCGACCAGCTGCGCGGCCAGCTCGGCTGGCTCGAGGAGCAAGGCCTCATCCGTCTGAAGCGGCCGACCGACGGCCTGGTCGTCGCAACGCTGCGCGAGCGCGGTGGCGAGGTGGCTCGCGGCCGCGTGTTCATTGACGGCATCCAGCGCCCGTCTCCCGGCCGCTGAGGAAAGGAAGCACATGAGACTGCCCAGATACATTACCGCCGCCATCATGGCCGTCGCGGTTTCGGCATGCACGATGCCGGCCGTTGCGCCGCCGGCGTCCGCGCTTCCCGCACAGCAGGCCACGACACCTGTCGCGCCGGGCGTCGATCTCGCGCTCCAAGCGGCACGTGGCTTTGCCGCCGCCGAGCTGGAATGGCAGTCGGCGATCGCGATCGGACGCGCGCTGACGGCCCGGGGCCTCATCAAGGGGCAGACGGCGATCACCGTGCGACGCTGGAACGCGGAAGCGCGCGCCGTGATCGTCAGGGGCAAGGCAGCGGTCGATGCCGCCGAGCAGGTGCGGCTAACCGCCAGCCTGCTGGGGCTGGTCGGCAAGCTCGACGCCATTACCGGGAGGAAGTGAGATGGACATCGCTAAGCTCTTCGCGCTCGCCGATCGCTACAAGGACGTGCCGGGAATGGCGCACAGCGCGGTCGAAGCCGCCAGCGCCGTCGCCACGTTGATTGGGCACGTGATGGCGAACCACGCACGCGCGCAACGCATCCTTTCTCAGGGAGAGCGGGCCGAGCTGGACGCGGTTCACGCCGAGACGCTGGCGGCGATCGACGCGTTCGACGCCGAGCTGGCCAAGGCGGCATCGTGAGCGACGGGATCGCCGAAGACGCTCGCCTGATGGTGCTGCGCCACCTCGCCGGGCAGACCGACGCGCGCTCGAGCGACCTGGTGCTCGAGCGCGTTCTCGCCACCTATGGCATTCGCCGGTCGCGCGACTGGTTACGGACGCAGCTGCGCAAGCTTGCCGAGCTCGACGCGATCAAGCTCGAGGAGGTCGGCACGATCATCGTCGCCGAGATCCGCCGCGCCGGCCGCGATCACGTCGACCGTCGTGCCGTGATAGAGGGCGTAACGCGCCCGGCCGACGCGGACTGATGCCATGGCCAAGCCCGTCGTCCTTCCTCCCCAGCCGGGGTCGCGGCTGTGCGATATCCGCATCTTCCGGTGGCCCGACGGGTCGATCCGCGCGGAGCTGCTCGACATGGACCCGCGTCTGATCGAGACGACGGGCGTCGAGGTCGTCGATCGGCTTCGCCAGATCGCGGCCTGGGTTGCTGATGCCGCTCAGTCGCTCCTTGTGACGGCCCAAGCTATGGAAATGCCGATCGTCGCGGGCGAAGTGGGATGAGCGACATCGTCGATCTTGCCTCCGACGTTGCTCAGCGCCAGCTCGACCGCGCGATCGCCGCGGCGCGCGTGCCGATCGCCGCCGGCGTCGCTGGCGAATGCGACGACTGCAGCCGTCAGTCTCCGCGACTTGTCGGCGGGCGATGCGCCCCCTGCCGTGATGCGGGGCGGCGATGAGCGAGAAGTGCTTCTTACCAGCCGGCGAGTCCGTAGCTGCCTTGATCGGCGACGCGCAGCCCAACCAGTTCGTCCATCCGGATCAAGATTGTTCCGCCGTGCCCGTCGTCGCAGCTTGCGAGTGGCCCGTCCTCTTCAATGGCGGTGATCGTCAGCGGCTGGGGCTTGATCCTGAGCAGAAGCGCGACCTGTCGACCTGCGGCGAGCTCTTGTGCCGCACGTATCAGTATCGTTCTACCGGGATGATATTCCATGAGAGCTCCTCTTGCATTGGGGCGTCGTCATTAGCGCCCGAGCTCGCTGGGCGGAAGGTCGCCGCATGACCGACGATCGTCGCGAAGGCCGAGGTCGCCTGTCGTCGCTCGACTTGCTGCCTGACGATGCGGAGGCCGATATCGTTTGGGCGCTCGAGCAGCTGCGCGAGCGGACGATGCCGCAGATCGCGATCCTTGATGGCTTCAACGGTCGGCTCGCCGATCGCGGCATCGCCAAGGTCAGCAAGTCGGCGTTCTCGCGCTGGTCGATCCGCAAGGCGATCCAGTTCCGCCGCCTGGACGAGGTGCGCGCGATTACCAGCGACGTCGCCAGTGCGCTCGGCACCGACGGCGCCGACCAGGTGACCGTCGCGATCGGCGAGATGGTGAAGGCGGCGATCTACGAATCGCTCGAAGGCACCAATGACCCGAAGGCGATCCTGGAACTCAGCCGCGCGCTGTCATCGGTGGTGTCCGCGCAGAAGACGTCGGCGGATCATCGCCGTAAGCTCGAGGAGCAGGTCAAGGCGACCGTCGAGCGCGCCGCCGACACGGCCAGCGAGGCGGCGCGCGAGGCCGGGCTCAGCGCCGATCGCGTCGCGCAGATCCGCCGCGATGTGCTGGGGGTCCGGACGTGACTCTGCGCATGACGCGCATCATGTCCTGGGACGGTCCCTTGCCCGAAGTAGGTCACTACCTACGGACGGCGGCCGGCAGCCTATATGCCGTAATTGGCGTTCGCCTGAATGCACGGCCTGAGCCGAAGAGCCTTGCGCGCCTTGACCTACTAAAGCTCGACGCCGACGAGGCTGTCGAGGTGCCCGCGGACGTCATCGTTCACGGGTTTGCATGGTGCTCGCGCCGGTGAGCAAAGTCGCCGAAACACTTGCCAGCGGGGTCGCGGCGATGGCGCTGGCAAACGCGCCGGCGCCCGTAATCTCTCGCGAACCCGCGGCGCTACTCGAAGCCCTCCCACGCGGCGGCGAGCTGCCCGTCGATCACGATCCGCTCGCGGCCGGCATTCTCATGCGTCACCAGCTCGAGTGGCTCGAGGACAAGTCGGACCTTAAGCTTGGCGAGAAGGGCCGGCGCTGCGGCATCACCTATGCCGAGGCGCTCGATGACACGCTGATCGCCGCCTCCTCGCGGTCGGCCGGCGGCGACAACGTGTTCTACATCGGCGACACGAAGGACAAGGGCCGCGAGTTCATCGGCTATGTGGCGCATTTTGCCCGGGTGGTCGGCAAGGAGCTTGTCGACGTCGAGGAGTTCCTGTTCGAGGACGAGCGCGACGACGGAACGAGCCGCTTCATCTCGGGCTACCGCGTGTCGTTCGCTTCCGGCTTCCGGGTAGAGGCGCTGTCGTCGCGGCCGGAGAATATCCGCGGCCTGCAGGGCGTCGTCGTCATCGACGAGGCGGCGTTCCACCAAGACGTCCGCGCCGTCCTGGACGCGGTCAATGCGCTGCTGATCTGGGGCGGCCGCATCCGCGTGATCTCGACGCACAATGGCGTGCTCAACCCTTTCAACGAGCTGATCCGCGAGGCGAAGGCGGGCAAGGTGCCCTTCAGCCTCCACTTCATCCCCTTCGCCAAGTCGGTCGCCAACGGGCTGTTCCGGCGCGTCTGTCTGCTCCGCGGCAAGCCCTGGTCGCCCGAAGCCGAAGCGGCGTGGGAAGCGCAGATCAGAAGCGCCTACGGCGCCCGTACCGCGCAGATGCACCAGGAGCTCGACGCGATCCCGGCCGATGCCGAGGGCGCGGCGCTGACCCGCGTCGCGATCGAAGCGATCGCCGATCGCACCGTGCCGGTCATCCGCTGGCTGCTGCCCGACGACGTGAAAATGATGGCGCCGGCGTTACGCGACGCTGTGGTGCGCGACTTCTGCCGCGAGCGGCTGGCACCGGTACTGGCAACGCTCGACGCCGATCGGCGCCACGACCTCGGCTCAGACTTCGCGCGGACGGGCGATGCCGCCGCGGCGATCGTCACCGAAATGGGCCGCGACCTGATCCGCCGCGCGCGCCTGGTGCTCGAGATGCGCAACGTTCCCTTCGAGATGCAGCGCGACGTGCTGTTCTATCTCCAGGAGCGCCTGCCGCGCTATGGACACGGCGCCTTCGACGCGAGCGGCAACGGCGCCTACATCGCCGAGGTCTCGCGGCAGAAGTTCGGCGAGCGTGTTAGCGAGATCAAGCTCAGCCAGGAATGGTACCGGGTCAACGGCTCCGCCTACATCGAGGCGTTTGGCGATCGGACGGTCACCCTGGCGGCCGACGAGGACGTGCTGCGCGATCACCAAGCGCTCTCCTACGTCGGCGGCATCGTCAAGGTGCCCGACGACATGCGCTACAAGGGCGAGGACGGGCTCACTCGCCACGGCGACACCGCGATCGCCGGCATGCTGGCCTGGTACGCGTCGCGCCAGGGCGCGCACGAATATGGCTACGAGGCCGTCGTCGCCGGCGCCGACAGCCCGTTCGCGGACGGGTCGGCGTCGCTTCGCGACTGGTGGACGCCAGCGATGGGCACAGGCTTGCGGGGCAGTGTCTCATGACCCCGCCCGTATCCGCCGCAGGAGCCGCCTGGGCGGCGTGGGGCCACGGACGGGCCGGCGGGGGCTGCATCGGCCCTCTTAGTGGCCTCTTAGCCTTCTTAATCGCTATTTCGGACCGTCGAGGGAAAGACACATGACAGAGCTGGTCGACCAGCATGGCCGGCCGCTCCGCAGGGAGATGCTGACCAAGGAGATTGCGGGGCCGACGCTGATGGGGCTGCGCAGCCCCATCGCCGGCTATCCAGCCGACGGGCTGAACCCCATGCGTCTCGCGCAGATCCTGCGCTCGGCCGACATGGGCGACCCGCTGCGCTATTTCGAGCTAGCCGAGGCGATCGAGGAGCGCGATCCGCATTACGTCGGCGTGCTCGGCGTCCGCAAACGGTCGGTCAGCCAGGTCGACGTCAGCGTCATCGCCGCCAGTGAGGAGCCGCACGACGTCGAGCTTGCGGACATGGTGCGCGAATGGCTCGACCGCGATGAGCTCGCCGACGAGACCTTCGACATTCTCGACGCGGTCGGCAAGGGCGTCAGCTATACCGAGATCATCTGGGACACGAGCGAGGGCCAGTGGCGCCCCGGTCGGCTGGAGTGGCGCGACCCACGCTGGTTCGAATATGATCGAGTCGATGGCCGGACCCCGCTGCTGCGCGGCGGTGAGAGCGGTCGGGAGCAGGCCGTGCGCCTCGAGCCGTTCAAGTTCATCAGCCACACGGTGAAAGCCAAGAGCGGCCTGCCGGTGCGCTCGGGCATCGCGCGCATTGCCGCCTGGGGATGGATGTTCAAGGCGTTCACCCAGCGCGACTGGGCGATCTTCGCACAGACCTATGGCCAGCCGGTCCGCATCGGCAAGTACGACACCAGCGCGAGCGCAGACGACCGGGCCACGCTCTTCCGCGCGGTCGCGAACATTGCCGGGGACATGGCCGCCATCATTCCCAGCGGCATGGAGATCGATTTCGTCGAAAGCGCCAATGTCGGCGCCGGCTCCGACCTGTACGAGCGCCGCGCCGACTGGCTCGATCGCCAGATCAGCAAGGCGGTCCTCGGCCAGACGGGCACGACGGACGGCAAGTCGGGCGGACTCGGCGACGGCGGCAATCAGGTCCATGCGGGCGTCGCCGACGACATCGAGACGGCGGACTGCAAGGGGCTGGCCGCCACCCTCAACCGCGACCTGGTGCGGCCGTGGGTGATGCTCGAGCGGGGGCCGCAGCCGCGCTACCCGCGCATCAAGATCGAGCGGCCGAAAGCGGAGGACCTGGTCCAGCTCGCAGACGCGCTCGCCAAGCTGGTGCCGATGGGACTGCGTGTCAGCGCCGGCCAGATTCGGGACAAGTTCGCGCTGTCGGAGCCCGATGCCGGCGACGAGCTGCTCGAAGCGCCGCGTCCGGAGATGGTGATGCCGATCGCGCCGGCCGGGCAGCCGCGGCTGCCGGCACCAGCCGGCGCCCCGGCGCTCCAGGCGTTGCAGCCCGCCCCGATCGCGCCGACGCCGGCCGAGCTGGTGACCGACCAGCTGGCGATCGAGACCGAGCCGGACATGCGCGCCTGGCTCGGGCAGATC